TAATATAGGTACAGTTGCATTATGTAAATCTAAGAATGGATTTGGTCTTGCTGTTTATTACGAGGAAGGATGGATAAACTGCGGAGAATCGGAGGTAAGATGGAGTCCTTTAGACGGCCTGGAGGTCGTAGGGTGTTATTGCCCGCAGAAGTCGAATTATGTGAAACAGTAGGTATAACAGAAGATGAATATTGGTATTTTATAGAATTAACACAGGTATATAACGGAAAAAGACCTAAAGAATATGATGAAATTCCTTATGTTGTAAATGATTTTATTTCAGCAGCAGTTACTTTTTTAACAAGTGGAACAGCAGCTGCTAATTTTGTTCTTGGAGTCCTTCTTACAGTTGTTTCTGTTTTATTAACACCAAAACCTAGACCACCAAAAACTCCTCCTAGTCTTACAACTGCTGGTCAAACTGGTCCTAAAAGATTCGCACCACAGACAGGATTTAATTCAGTACAGGAACTAGCAAGACTTGGAGAAATTATACCTTTAGTATTTACAAAACAAGAAACTGAAGTTAATGGAGATTCTAAAATATATTATGGTGGTGTTCGTGTAAATACAAGGCTTTTATGGTCACAAATGTTAAGTCTTGGGTCAGGGCAACAGTTAAAAGCTTTATTTATGATTAGTCTTGGCGATTTAGCATCTAAACCTGATTTTGCAGGTTATGCAATAGGAGATTTGTTACTTAAAAATTATATAAATAAAAAATTAGCTTTATATATAATGACAGATGGTGGAAGGCCACAAGAAGGACCAGAGAAATATTCAGAGGGAACTTTAGAAAGAGAACATAGTAGACCACAAAACTCAGGTGAAACTCAAGGTCCTCCTTTTGAAGATATTATTGCTGTTGACTGGGATCAGAATAATGGAGAAACAGATACTATTGTAAGTGGAACAAGAACACCTAATACGCAAACACAATTTGGTGTCTATTCACCAATGCCAAATAGTATGAGATATAGAGTTCCTTATGAATTAGTTTTAAAACAAAAAAATTTAAAAGATCAAAATAAAAGGGATGTAGATACAAAAAGAAGAAAACTTAGAACAAATTTTCCAAGATATGCTTCTTTATTTTCTATAGATAATGTTCAACAAAATCATACAAAAATTACCATAAATGAAGGACAAACTATTAGATATGCTATTTCTGACCACGATCCAGAAACAGAATTTGGTGAGGACTTTGATCCTTGGGGCGTAGAAGATATTAAATCTGCTGTTGATGCCTCTAGAGAAGAAGCTGACGATGCTATTCAAGTAGGTGAATCATATTTAGCTGGTTCTGCTTTAGTAATTTGCACTAAAAAAAGCAGACCATTATGGACATCTAAACATTATCAAGATTGTGATTTTCTTGTAGATACATCTGGAGTTGTAGATATTAGAACAGGACAAGATGGTTTAAAAGGAGCACACACAGGATATCAATTACTAACTTTACAGAAGGTAGCTATTGGTACGATCAGTAATAGTAAAGCTTGTGATGTAACAGAAATTGGTTTGAAATCAAAAGTATTTAAACAAGTAACAAGTTTTCCTAATGTAAATAGTCATCCTGGGGCTGTTGGTACGAATACAGTAAATGCTGATACAGAGGATGGAGTTGTAAAAAGATACAACGATGATGATGGCAGTATATCTCTTGGTGGAATGAGTAAATATCTTACTAGGTATAGTTTTTTTAGATTACAAGCAAGAGAAGCAGGTATTAATGAAGTAGATTGGAATTATATAGATGAAGGATTGCCTTTTGGTGTCAGAGGTAATTCACCTCAACCACAATATAATTTTATAAGAATTAACCATTACAGTACTCCTCGAAAAGAATTTGAATTTAGATTTATACCTTTTCCTGGTAATTTAGTAAAAAGAGATTTTATTGATAGAAATAATCCTATAAGAATTTTAAGTGCTTCTGGTGAGTTATTAAGTTATGAAGCAAAACCTAATGAACAAAAATTTGATGTATTTTTTAAAGGTTCGGAAGAGAAATTAAGAAGTGGTGATGCTTCAAATACCGAATGGTTTTTAGGTGATTTACCAACCGCTACGGATGGAGGAAAAATTAATAAATTACTAACAAGTGCTGATGGTTTTATACCAAGATCTACAAGATGGATAGAGGTGGATAGAAGAACGCCCTCAGAAAGCGACTTAACTAGAGGTAATGTATCTGCAAAAATTCATTATCAAACTACTGAAGGTAGTGCTTGGCAATGGGGAAATCAAAGAAATCATCCTTACTGGAATGAATATATTGGCAATAGAAACAGAACAGTAAATGATCCTTTAAGAAATAATAGTATTACAGTAGGTGATCCTTATAAACAGCCATATATAGATCGTGATGATGGTTTTAGGTATGGTGCTGGACCTTTTATTGTTGAACAAACAAGAAGAAGAAAACCTTTAAAACCAGGAAAGTATTATGGAATGATTAAATATGAGATGAAAGAA